CCGCCGAAACAGGGTTGACATCATCATAACCAGGATTGGTGCCGAGATTAGAGACCCCGGCATTGTATGCCCAGGCCCTGATATCTGCCCATTTGACCTCATACTCAAAATCCCTGTTTTCAGAAATATCAACAATTGTCGAATACGTCTGATTAAAGGGAATGGCACCAGTAGGACTAGTAGCTGGATTGTAGACAATACGAATACGTCCCCTGTGGTACTCAGAACACACCACATTAAAACGAAATTTGATAGTTCCTTGCCAAGCTTCAAAAGGGCTGGCAGCAAAACATAATGCCGTAGGATGTAATTCTGTCACCGGAGATGCTACCAACGTCTGGCCATAATTAGGCCACACCAACATCGACGTGAGCATCGTATCTGTAGTGGCTGTTTCTGGCCAATCAAATTGACGCCAATAAGACCATCTCTGAGCAATAGAGTTGATAGCAAGTTCATCTTCACCTCCTAAGCCCATAACACGAGTGTCAACAGTCAATTCATTTTTGGAATCAAGCGACAATTTAACAAGAGGTTCCGGTGCATCACTGTTGGTCAAATTGCCCATTACTCGTGGAACAAAAGGCTTGGTGTCATCCAAGATCTGAGGACGTGAATATCCAAAAATCTTTGCAACATCTCCAATTCGCGTAGAGATCAATGACGTAGCCTTAGCATACGGAGCAATAACCGGAATCATTGACAAGGCATCCGCAGCTCTAGCAATTGCAGAAGCTGGTTTGCTAATTAAACCATCCTTGACAAATTCATCAGCAGTAGATGTATTTGAACCCTTCATCATAGCCCCACTCTTCTTCTTGTCAGCTTGAGTATCATATGGTTTTGGAAAACCAAACTCATCTAACTCAGAATCATCCACATACCCCTGCTTAGTATAAACCTGTGTTGCATGTCCTAACATAATATCAGGATCATCAATTGGCTCTGGGGGTGTGGAGGGAATGGATGGCAAACGTACATCCTGGTCCAAAGGACTAGGTGCAATGTCTGCCTGAGCTACTGCAGTCGTGGGAACAGATAATGTCAAATTCTCTGCCCAACAAAAGACTGCAATTGTGATAGGATCTGAACCACCATTTGCATGCTGAAGTACATCAAAATCGTGAATATCAACTTCGCCCATCTCATCAGCCCAACCTGCTTTTGTTATATCCAAATAATTCTCTGGCCAAATGAATGGCAAAAGCATTTCACCTCCCTGTGAGGAAGTGGGATCCAATAACAGATGTGGCTTTTGAGATGCCTGTACCAAATCCTGTTCAACAAAAGTACGGTTGACTGTAACCTGATCGTCGGTCACATAAGGATTGTATGACAAGAGGGCACGTCCATAATAGAAACTATTGCCGTTAACTAGCACCTTCAAATGAAGATTGCAACGCAAGTTACGGTAACGGTTGATCTTGTCAAGGACGTCCGAATTAGAAAAGAACAATGCCCAAGGGTTGAAACGTGTAACCGCCAACGAAGATGACGGCACCCATTGGTATTCTTTGATCTTGATCGGTCTGCTGAGAAAATCACCTAGTTGAGCATCAGTAAAACCTGCCAATTTGGTTGTCTCATCCGGAGTAGCGACAATATTGTATGACCAAGGAGTATCCCCATCAATAAAATTCGTCGTTTGAGTAATTGTTTCATTCGAAACTTTGGAGATGTTATATGCGGCACCTCCTTCCGCATTTTCTTCTTGTGTATAATTTTTACTAAACCACTTCTTAAGGTCGGTGCCCGGCTCAAAGCACCGCCAGCAATGTATTTAAATGTGAGTGACGAACTCTCCTGTAAATACAGGTATTCCACGAGGGGAATGTCTTACGTACAGCAAGCCGATATGCGTAATGATAATACATAAAACACACGCGATATGGTATCCAATACTGCACGGCCATTTTAAACTTACACTTCCCACG